AAAGTTATTAGTTCCAAAAATACAAACTGTATTTTCATAACCATATTGCCATAAGTTTAGCATATCAAATAACCCTTCGACAAGAATTAAATGACTTTTATTCTCTACCTTATCAAGAGGAAACACTAGATCACTTGTCTTTGCATTAGCTGGTTTTCTCAGATACTTAGGGTTCTCTGATTGAACATTCAATATTTTATATCTACCTTCAATAAATCTGATCTTTCCATACTGTGATATAGGAAAACATAAGTAGTCACTTAACCCGTGCTGTCTGGTAGTGAAAGCACCAAATTTTTGTAACACCTTTCCATTCACTCCTTTAAAATCAAAGTTATAGTTTATCTTATCATTAGGAAGAGTAATATCAGTCTGGTAAAATTTTGTTACTAGTTTATCCTTAAGTTTCTTTATTTTATACCCTTGTTTAGTTTCAAACTCTACAAAAGTATTTTCTCCTAAGTCTTTAAGAAGTTTTTTATAGTTTCCACCGTATCCGCAAGAAAAACAGTTAAATATGTTTTTATCTAGGTTAAAACTTAAACTAGGATTTTGATCTTCATGAAGTCCACTAATACATTTAATTTTAATCTCTGACGGAGAGTTTGGGTTTCTCTCATAAAAGATTTGTTTCTTTTCTAGTATTTTAATTAAATCATGATCTATCATTTTTCTTCTCTACCATGTAATCTTGAATATCAATAACTTTTTCTGATTCGATCATATCAATTATTAAATTTGTCAAATCTAGTTCTCTGCTTAAGTAACTGATTTTTATACTTATTTCTTCTAATTGTTTTTGGTAATACTCTAGTTCTCGCTCTTTTCTAAGTCTTTGATCTATTATATCTGAGAGTAATATTATTTTTTTAGGTGTTTCTATCATCCTAAGTCTCTTCCTGTCTCAGAAGTATCATTACCATATTTATTGAGAATTTTACCGCTGATAGCTTTTGACTTATTACTATCAATTTTAAGACAATCCCAATCCATATGAACATTAAATTTCATGGCTTTACCATTACGAATCTTAGCTACCTCGAAAGGAAGTGCGCTTGGATCTTCGTTTAAGTCACTCGGCATAAATCTAAAGCTTTTATCAGCTGAATCAAGAACACCTTTTGCAAACCTAGCCTCACCTGTTGCATCAATCTGATAAGGAGAGATCATGATTACTTTATACTTTCTAGCTAAAGTTTTAAGTGAATCTGAAATATTAATCTGAGATTTCCAGTCCATTCTATCTTCAACCTTAACAATATTTAGATAATCAACCACACACATTTTAATATCATGTTTAGAAGTCATCATATTAAGATAATGGTCAATTCTCGCAAGAGAAAGTTGTACATCATCGATAATGTGGAATCTATTCTTTTTAAATTGTAGTGACCCTTTTTTCAGTTCTGCATCAAATTCACCAAAGTTCATATCTTGTGCAAGCTTATTATATATACGAGTACTATCTTCTGTAGATTGATAAAATGTTTCTAATTTAGACTTAGCTACTTGTAGTTTATCTTCTCTTGTTAGTTTATTTAACATAAAGTTAGAGAAAGGTACTCCACTAATCATACTCATTAAGCGATAATAAACTTCAACATACCTCATCTCAATACTCATAAACATTACAGAGTTATTTAAAAGAAAGTTATTCAAAGCCATGTTTAAAGTTATAATTGACTTACCAGAGCCTCTACGCCCACCAAAGAGAACAAGTTCTTGTAAACCAAAACCTCCGTTCTCAGCGTCAAACTCAGAACTTAAGCCGCTTGGAAACATAACAAAGTTTTGTTCTTGAGGTACAGTTTCAATTGTAGCTACATCAAAAAGCTCTTCACCTTCTGGAATAAATTTTTGTACTGATAAAATATGTTCCTGAATCTTGTCAATGATTTCTGTTTGCTCAAGATTATCTAAGTCATCAATAAATTTATCTAAGAACGAAATTGTTTCTTCTCTGATATAAAAATCTTGTAGTTGTGAGCTAATAAACTCATTATCTACAGTATTTTCTCCTTCAAGAGATACATCTAAAAACTCTCTTTTAAAGTAGTTTTTTGTATTTTCTTGTTTTTGAAGCTCATAAAACTCATCGAGAGAAGGTATACGGAGATTCTTTGTATAAAAGTTATTAACTTTCCTGAACAAAATAAGGTTGTTACCAGTAAAATATTTATTTACTAGTTTATTATAAAAATCAGGACTTTGATTACTTAAAAGTCTTTTAAGAGCTAATTTTTGTAGATCTACTGCCATTATTTTTTGACCACTGGAAATAGTTGATCGCGAGGTACAAATGTTCTGCCGTGACCATAATCACCTTGAACTTGAATTGAGTAACTCTCTCTGCCATGTTCCTCAATATGCGTTTCTACTTTTTTACGATGATTTTGCAAAGCACTCATCTTCCATTTTTTACCGTCATCCAAAATCCAATAAATCATATAGTGTACATCATATGTCGGTTCAAAGTATTTACCAGCCATCCCTGTTTTGGGATCAGGTTTGAATGGGTATATTTCTACATATTTTTGATAACCACCCATCAAGTACTCAATATAGTCTTCGTCCATAACCTCTGTAATTAACGCAAACGAGTTTGTAGGACCGTGAAATACTCGGTCTCCTACTTTAAACTTAATGTCTAAATCTTGAATAACGTGATCTGTTTGAGCTGGGGCTCTCTTTTTCCTGCCTCGGATGGGCACACCTAGCTCAAGTAGAAATGATTTTACTTTTTGTGATGAGATATAGTTTCGAGTAGCGATCGCTGAAACACTTTCACCATCTTGATAATCTGTAGCCATAGCAAGTTTTTCAGCTTTAGAAAAGACTTTTGTTTTAGCCTTTTTCTTTAACTCTGCAATTCTTGCTTCACGCTCTTTAAAGTCGTTTAAAATATTATCAAGACGCTTGGTATTATAAGCAATACCTAAGTGCTCACAAATTGATTTTTTTGTTTTATTAGCTTTAATCATCCAGAGGGCTTGACGAATCTTTGCCTCTGGTATTTCAGTTTTTGCTGCCATTTACTCTACCTCCACGATTAGATTAAGTATATCAAAGTTTGTAGGAGAAAGCAAGATATAAATTAATTTATTTGATACTTATAACTTTCTTCAAAGTTGTATAAATCATTAGCCATCTCTCTTACCATTCCAGTAGGAGTATAGGTTAAGGTAAAGGCGCTACCTAGTAGATCATGATTTCTATAAATATACTCTACGATAAAACTTGCCATATAAGCAGCCATCAGTTCTGATTTAGTTTCTTTATCAGAATTCGGATAATACGTTCTTATAAGTGTTAAAAAGTATTTATGTTTATCTGTGTCATCTAAATGAAGAATTTTTTCAAGTGTTGAGTTTTCTAATTCATATAGATATAATGGATCATTCATAAAAATCTCTACTAAAAAAGGCACGACTTAGAGCCGTGCCTTGATTTAATTAGATTAAAACTATACTAAATTAGGCTTCAAGAGCTTTTGGTGTATAGTCAGAGGCTGCAATACCACGGCGTGTAAGAACAGTCTTAACACCACGCTCAGACTTACCATAATGTTCAGCAAGCTGTGCAACAGTCATTGAACCAGCAACTTCATCGATGCCTTCATAAGAGTCACTCTTTGAGTTCTTCTTATCACGCTGAGGAGCCTTAAGCTGCATTGAAAGAAGTTTACCACGAACAGAATTAACTGTCTTACCAAGAGCTTCAGCAATATCTTCAAGATATGAACCGTTATTAGCCATTTCGGTAATTGTAGCTTCTTCAGCTTCAGTGTAGGTACGTGGAGTTACTTTCTTTTCAGCTGGCTTGATATGAGCAGTCATTTCAAGCGAAAGAGCTTTACCATTTACTTGGCGTGAAGTTACTTCACGATCCCACTCACTTGAGAAGTGAGAAGCAATTTCTTCAGCTGTGTGTACGCCTGAGTTACCTTCTAGGAAAGCAACAAGTGCGTTTGTTTCTGCTTCGTCAAAAGCAGGTGCTGCCTTTGGCTTAGTAGGTACATCGTAACCAAGCTTACGAAGCTTTGCGGTTACTGAACGACGAGGAAAATCAAACTCGTCACAAAGTGATTGAATCGTATCTTCAGTGATGCCACCTGCACAAGCAGATTCCATACGGGATACCATTTCATCGGTATATTCAAATTTAGCCATATTAAATACCCCCTCTTAGGTTAGATTACTTTGATCGGCTAATCAAAGTTGTTGTTTTTGTTTATATAAAGAATATATCAAACAATTTAAGTAATAGCAAGAAAAATGTAAAAGTAATTTAGTCGGTTGCTTCGTTTTTTTAAATTGTTCGATTAACACAATTTTGAAAGTGTTTCTTAACTTTCTTTTGATATTTTATATTTTAAAGCATCAGTTAGCAACTCTAAATTGGATTTTTTTGTTAGGTTTAGTCCTTCTATTTCAATTTCTAAAAGATCTTCTATTTCTCTGATCATAGTTTTTACACTACGTTTTTCTTCTTTTTCTTCTTCAGGCTTTCTATAAATCTTCATTTGTACGAGTTTACTGATTACACTTCTATGCCCTTTACCAAAGTGCTCAGCTACTTCGTAAACATCAAGACCCTGTTCTACGTAGAGAGACTGTAAGATTGCCTCTTCCTCATCACTCCACGCTTTATTCGATCTACCTGCCATTCATATTCTCCTTTTCAAACAGCTCTAACTGTTTGCTATTATCTATTTTTTCTAGATATCGTTTAGCTAAGATTTCTCCTGCTTGATCTAGTAAGTGGGCTGCCATATCTACATGTTCCGGTCGTATAGCTAACCCTTTTTTAGTTGGATACCAAAAGCCGGTATCACCATCTTTCATATACTCTCTAATATGAATATATTCTTGACCTCTAAATTCATTTATAGTAATTTTTATAGCCTTATCTTCTGTTACATAACCAACAAAGCCTAAATCAATTTCCATGTGTTCTTTTAACTTTTGGATATTCGTGTATTTTCTTAATTGCATCAAAATACATGAGTCCTACAGTCTCCCAAGTTTTAATTTTGTCTGATCTAGGTACAGCCATTTTTCTGTCTTGGTACAGCTGTTTCATTTTAGCTTTTAAATCTTCTAGATCAGGTTCTAGTACCCAAGTATGTGATCCCATTAAGTTAAAACTATCTCCTGGTTTTCCTGCAAATATACCGTTAATATCTACAAGTTTAGGATTAGAGTTAATCTTAATTGTGTCTACAAACTCATCAGTACATCCAGAAGCTGTAACTAAAGGAATAGTTCCACAAGCTATAGCTTCTTGAATTGGCATACCAAAACCTTCTCCTCTATAAGGGTGAACAATAACATGACAACGCCTATATAAATCAGCCATTTGTTTTTCAGTATAAGCATCGTCTATATAAGATATTTTAGCAACGTGTGTTTTATATTGCATCTTAATCAAAGTATCTTGTAAACTTGTTCTTCCATATATTTGTGGAGTATCTTTGACAATCAGTTCTACATTATCATCTTTTGTGAACGTGTCTTGCCAAGCTTTTAAAAGAACATCAAGACCTTTTCTATATTGATCACAACCTACGAATAAAAAGGTATAGGTTTCAGGCTTTTTTACTTTTCTATCTACTTTAAAAACTTCTGGATTATACCCTATCGGTAAAGGAAATAATCTTTCAGGATTTAAACCTCCTTCGTGATATACTGCTGCTGTCCATCGACTAAACGTCATCACAGCGTCTGCAAATGTTTCAAATTTATACTGCCACTCAAAAGGAACTCTAGAAAATTCCCAAGGTTGGATATAAACCACTTTAGTATCATTAGAGATAGGCCATCTCCACATAGGAGGATAAGTGTGTCTAATTTGCACATCAGGAGGAGTTGTTTCATCTCCTTTTGGCTTTAGTTTTTCTAGTCTATCTAATACTTTTGAATCTACTTTAGCATCTGGATTGTAAGAATCCATAGGCGATATAACTAATTTTTCTATGTGCTTTGATAGTTCTAATGCTAAATATCTGTTTACTATTGAAAGTGAATGGTTATCATAAAACTTTCCTAATAATTCTACAATCATTGTGTGTTCCTGTAAAGTTGATCAGCTTGTTGCTTAATATAATCGTTGAGATTTGATTCTTTTAATTTAATCAAAGACTCCCATTGAGGTCCCATATTACTAGTTTTAAAGTTTTGTAGTTGTTGCCAATTAGTTTCATCTATACTAGCTTGAATATCATAGAAAGGATCTTTTTTACTTTCTATAGAGTGCCCAAAATTGTTTACCTTTAAGTCTAGTTCTTTTTTAGGGCGGCAGAAAGACCAATGTAAAATTACTAAAGGAGACTGCAATCTGTTTTGATTATTTGTCCATCTACAGTATGTAAAAGTATTTTCTTTATCAGTTACAAATCCTTGTACTTCATTGTTAGGTAGAGTTTTTCTATCTGCTTTTGAAATCACTAGTACTTCTTCATCATTTAATCTTTTATAAGGTAAAATCCAATAAAATAGTAAATCAGCTTTATAGTTTTCTACTAGAGGGCAGTATTTATTAAAAAAATCATCCGCATTCACTAACATCTCGTCAGCATCAAAAGAAAAAATCCAATCATTGGAACAGTGTTCTTTTAAGAAGTTTCTCTCATGGTTATCATTCTCAATTGGAACACCGGATCTGTGAAAGTTACCTTCAACTATTTCTATTTTTCCATCACCATCAATGGCACTTAGTTCCTTCCAAAGAGCATCTTCGTCAAAAGAAAACTTATTTCTACTCCAAGAAATTCTATCTTTATCTAATCCTAGTATAATTTCATCTACATAATTATAATATGTTTTAATGCTCTCAGCTAAGTAAGAAGCATCATAAGAAATTAAGCTTATAACACTCTTCTTTCTCATTCAACTACCCGATCCACTGTTTTATGAAACTCAGTGCCTTTCCATTTTTCTAAGAATATTTCTCTATTAATAGACCATTTTTCTCCTAGTGCAGGATTTTGTGCCATTAATCTTTTGTTGTCTTTACTCTCGAAGTGAAGAAACGGGATACCAGTTTGATAAATCTTAAAACCAGACCTACGGGCAGAAAGACAGTAATCCACGTCACGAAAGTAAGTCCAATAAAAAGCGGGATCAAAATTGCCAACAGTATCACGAACAGCTTTTTTGATATATATACCGCCCATGGTAATCCAGGCAACTTCTCGTAACTTGTCGTACTGTCCTTCATCTGCTTCCAGCGATCCATTTGTTGATCCATCAAAAAGATTAAGTCCTCCTCCGAAATGTAACGCTTCTCCGTCATCATTAAATCTCCCTCCAGCGTGCTGGATTATATATTTATTATCTATTTTTTGAGGGTATAAAAGTTTCATACCAAACATTCCAGCTTCTGGATACTTTTCTACAGTATCAATTAAGTTATAGAACCACGAGTGCTCTGTGTCTTCAGGCATAGGTAACATATCTGCGTGTAAAATAATTACATCTCTATCTTTATGTTTATTCCAGAGATACTGATATGCTAAATCACTGCCTATTCTACCTTTGTCTTCCCAGAATTCGCACTCGATTTTCCATCCAAGAGACTTTTTTAAATCTTTTATTTCTTCCTCTATAATGTAAGGAACTACTACGATAGGGTCATTTACTTCTGACATCTAACAACCTTTCAAAACTATCTAATATATCTTTACTTTGCACCATTTTAGTACAGGCTAATTTACTATCTGTATGAGGGCAAGCTTTTAACCAAAATCCCCATTCAGTAGGAGGATTATTAGGTCTTTTATCTTCACCATCATGTTCTTTTTTAGATACACATTTAAAGTCGCCACAGTGATTTTCAGCCCTATGTCTTACTGAGATGTGTGTTCCTTTATTTGTAGAATAAAACTCTGGTAAATCATACTCTACAGGAAATACAGAAGGAATAGTAATTGTATCTAAACCTAATGCTGTAGCACTGTGTGTTAAAGAACCTGCAGGTCCTATAAATATGTCATTTCTATTTAAAATATTCAAGGCAGTATATAAAGAGTAGTTACCAATATCCACCCCAAACATATCTATCTCATACGTTATGTTTCTATTATCACAAATTTCTTTTAACCCAAACATAACATCTAGTCGTAAAGACTCATTCATGAGTTTTCTATTCCAGTCTAGGGGGCCATGAGTAGCTATTCTTAAAGTATCATCTTTAATTTTTTCAGATTCAACAAATAGTTCTAGGTTTCCATCGAGAAATTGTTCTTTTGTTAAATATTTCTTAATAGGTACATTTTGACTCCTAGAAATGCCTAGATCAGAAAACCATCTATCATGAAAGATAACATCATCTACTTTTTTAAAATTTTCACTCTGATCATTTAGATTTATTCCTGTTATCCTACCAGTATTATCAGTCTGTGCAACTCCAACTGCATCAATCCAAGGTTGATGTTCTAGCACCTCTAATGCTTCAAATAATCCATTAGCACCGTCATTAGTAGTTAAATTAAATCTATTTAAGTATGAATAAGATATTAAAAAATCAGGATTATTCTCTTTTAATCTTCGTGCAGCGTTTATTCCTAATACAGAATCTCCGAATGCTTGAGTATTTATAAAAGCTATATGTGTCATTTGTTAAATAATTGATCTGTCCAAGTTTTAGGTGTTGATTCATTGATGATTTCTAAATCTAAGTGATAATTAAAATCTCGTTTAGGCTGAGTTCTGATCCAGCTTACTGTATCTCTGATTGTATCTTCCATTGGTGTATCAGCTGTGTATCCTAAAACACTGCTTGCTTTATCAGTTGATACCCACGCATTTTTTACTTCTCTAGGTCTTTCTGGGACAAAGTTAATTTCTGGCTCTTTATTACAATAAGCCCCAACTCTTTTAGCAAGTTCAAGAATTGTTGTTTCAGAACCGTGATCTGGTCCGATATTAAATACTTCTCCTGAGTTTAGCGTATCTTTTTTATCATACAAAGACACAAATGCGTCTACACAATCTGTAACGTGAGAGAAAGATCTTTTTTGTGACCCATCTCCGTAAATATAAATAGGTCTATCACGCATTACTAAGTTAGCAAAAATACTCATAACATTTCTGAAAGGGTCAGAGTAACATTGATTAGGGCCACAGACATTATGAGGTACTACATGAAAAACTTTGATACCGTGTATATCACTCATTAGATTTAGATGTTGCTCTGCATGATGTTTAGCTAATCCATATGGGTCTACAGGTTCAGGTTTTAAGTCTTCGGTAAAAGGAGGTTTTATAGCACCATATCTAGCCATACTAGTTGTGTTAATAAAAGTCTTTGCTCCCGTTTGAATTGCTGCACTACATATTGAAGCTGTACCTGCATATATATTTTCTACTATTGTTTTAGGTGAAAACACACTTAATCCTTCATGAGCTAGTGCTGCACAATGAATTACTAAAGTTGGTTCGTGAAGGGCTAGTACTTTAATTAGGTTATGAACATCTAAGATGTCTACATGATGATATTTAAAATTTTCATCATTTAAAGGCATATTATCTTTATAACCGCCAACTAAGTTATCTATACCAACAACTTTCCATCCTAGCTTTAAATATTTTTTACATAAGTGACTGCCTATAAGTCCAGCACTTCCAGTAATTACCACTGATTCCATATTTCATTCCAATCTATAATAGGAGATATACTTCCATTTTGTAAATGTGTTGACGTACTTGGTAAAGGGCACAGAGCTACAGACTGTCTAAAAGCTTTCCAAGTCCAAGAATCATCAGAAAAGAGTCCTGCTTGAAGTATAGAGTATTTAAAGGGTAAAAACGTTTTACCTAAGCCTGCCATAGTTAGAGTAGCTGAGGCTACTGTTTTTAAATGGCAATCAGGACCTATCAGTACTTCACAGTTTCTATCTCTATCCATTGTATATCTATCTGGATAATCGTAAGGAACATAAAAACCATCATAACCATTCTTATAAAGGTTTTTCATTATTTTAATAGCTCCGGGTACGTGCAGATAGTCATCTTCACATATATAAATTAACTCTGTAGGATCATCCTCACAGAGCGAGATTAACTTTTCCATTAAGGGGATACAGGTATTTACAGTTACAGGATGATAATGAGGATAAGGGTGTTCTCCATAAGGAGGAACTTCTGTTCTAGGTGGGATATCAATAATACTAAGTTTTGTTGGAATACTACAGGTGTCTTTAAAAAATGTTTTAGTTTCTTCAGTAACTCTATCCGCCAGTATAATAATGCTATCTTCCCAACCTTCTAATCCGTCTTGTAGGGAAATCCAACATTTTTTTAGGATTTCATCTTTCTTTTTGTCATTCCATCTTGGAGCATCATTTGTGCCGTCAGAAATACTTCCTGGGGACTTATTAGCCTCTGAAGCTCTATAAAGTATTTTCATTAATATTGTTTCTTTCTAGATATGTTTGTAAATTCATCAATTACTATCTGTATTTTAATATTATCAGGAATTATATCTGATTTAACATATTCTTTTATTGCTATTAATTCATCTGAAGAAAAACGTTTTTTTGTATTTGTAGTGATCGCGTTTACATTTACTTTAGGAGGATTGCCATAAACTTTACAAAAAGGTTTAACATCTTTATAAATAGGAGTTAAACAACCTACATGAGAAAAACTACCTATTGAAGTATGATCGCAAATATTACTATTAGACTCTATCTTAGTATAGTTTTGTATATTTGATAAATTTCCTATATAGGTAGAAGAATCAAAAGTATTATTATTACCGATAAATACATCGTTTTTTATAACTGTAGAAGGTCCGAAATAATTATTAGAACCTATGATAGTATTTTCTCTATACCCTGTAGCCCCAAAAATTAAAGTTCCTGCACAGAAGTAATTATCTTTTCCTATCACTATTCCATAAGATTCATCAGATATTATTATTTTAACAGATGAATCAAAATAATTACTCTCATCTATATTGTATTTAAGTTTAAATTCGTCAACAGTGAGTGTTAAATATTTATTCATTTTAAAATAAGGTGGCTGTGTAACAAACACGATTTAATCTTCTTACAGAAGAACCACAAAGAGTTAAAACTTAATTTTAGCTCCAATAGTTGTTTCAGTATGTTTGAATCCATCATCAAAATCATTTTCCATATAAACGGTTAATCCTGCGATTTCATGTTCTGAGTCAATCTCATATTTACTGATATTAAATTTACCTGAGTCAGCTGAGGTATCTTCCATAGTAGCACCTACGGTAATAACTCCTAAACCAACGGAACCATAGATAGCGTTAGTTTCTGCTTCTAGATTACGTTCAGCTCCTAGAGTTACATCAATATTATCCATAACACTCTCTTCAGAAAAAGCAGGAGTGCTAAGTAATACTGAGGATAAAAGCATAATGCTTACGTTTTTCATTATTTTACTCACTTTTATTATAAAAAATCGGCCCGTTCTGTTGCTAGGTGGAACCATACCCCATGAGACTATGCCGCTAAGCGGATGTCCTCGATTGCAAAGTTATCGTTTGCGGATGTTTTAATCTTGCGGTTAAGGTCGCTTGCGCACCTGCTTCTCCACTTATCTATTAACCACCTGTCGATCCTAGTTCGCCCCCATCATAAACACACGACCATTATTTAGTTTACAATGTCCCATTGCTTTTTCGCATTTTTTACCAAACTTACAGCACCATTTACCTTTAGTGCCTTTTGTCCAATAATGTTTACAGTTTTTGCAATACTTCATCGTGTGTTTATGGTGGAGGCGGCGGGTACTGCCCCCGCGTCCAGTCTAGTGTTTGACTTGCTTCAACGAAGCTATTGAATATAATTTAACAAAAAATTTAGTACTTAGCAAGCAAAAATTAATTTTTGCTTTTGGTCTTTGGCCTATTATTATTCGGTCTTTTAGAGTTAGGTATTCTTCGTTCTAATTTTTCAAATAATTCTTGTCTTTTCTTTTCAGCTTTTAAAAATCTTTTTCTACCAACTTTTTTATCAAGTCTCTGCTGCTCACCTTTGCTAGTAAAGTACTCTCTTTTCTTAAGATCTGTGTAAAAGCCTTCGTTATTTAACTTTCTCATCATCACTTTATATGCTTTACCAACATCGTTATTAAATCTTTTTACATTAATTTTCATTAAGTTACCTTTAATTTATTTTTTACCCAAGTTTCTACCTTGTTAGAAGAGTATTTCCCAAACAGTTTAGAAACTACACTACCGTGTTTTAAACAGATAAAACACGGTGTTAAATATCTCTTAGAAAAGTCTGAGTTATCTTTAGCTTCAGTTGCATAGCCTAAAAGAGATAGTTTATATAGTTCTCTTTGAACATATATTTTATTATTAATATCGTAAATACCTAAAACCTTTTTCATTATCTTACTCCAATAAGTTTTTTTCTTACCAAAAAACTCTCCTGCAAATAACTTGATTTTTTTCTTGCTTATTGGTTATTTTTAGGATAATATAACTCTTGTATTAGAAACGATAAATAAAAACAGGAGTTAAAAATGTATGATTTCCAGTCAGAAATCAGTCGTTGTGTAAATCTAGTAAGATGGAATCCTCATTCAGCAATTCGTGACATGGAAATGTTAAGGATAGAAGCTGGAGAATCAGAGATGAAACATCGTGTCTGGACTCATGCTGCTATTAGCATTAACAAGACAATTAAGTCTATTGAAACAGCCCCTTATTACGATAAGAAAGAATACTGGGGACAATACCCATCAACTCTATTGGAGATCTTCTAATGAATAAGTATATAAAAGATTTTATCTCAATCAAAGCAATTCTTCAGGCTGATTATGAAAGCTGTGACGACTTAAAAAGAGAATTGAAACCTTTAATCCTTAAACTTAATAACCCTACTTACTATTCAAAACACTTGTATAAGCATCCTGCTGAAAAATTTGGTTATCCAGTAGATGCAATCAATACTAATATCTTTACAAAGTTTACAAATGAGTGTATCAAAATTATGAACGAGTGTCAAGATATTTTTGCAATGCAAAAGTTGCTTCAGGTTGAATATGTTTGGACTAGTTCTTATTCAACAGAAAACTGGATTAAGTAATGCCTGAAGGTCCAGAAGTAACTAGAGTATCCCGACAGCTAAATACTGTTGTCGGGAATACTTTTTTAAACGACATTGAGCCTATTTCAGGTAGATACACCAAAAAAGCACCAGATGGGTATTTTAATTTTTTAGAATTATTAGCAAAAGGTGATTTACTTGTAAAATCAGTTAATAATAAAGGAAAATTTATTTGGTGGGAACTAGAAAAAGACTGGTTCATCTACTCTACTTTAGGAATGAGTGGTAACTATAAACTTGAAGAGAACAAACATTCCAGAGTACGATTTACTTTAACTCGGGTAAATAGATATGAGACTGAAACATTTGATGTTTTTTATTGTGATGCTAGAAATTTTGGGACTCTAAAGTTTGTAAACGGTATAGAAGAACTTCATAAAAAACTAAGAACTATCGGTCCTGATATGTTAAACGCACCTTGTTCTATTTCAGACTTCATAAATATTTGTAGAAAGTATTCAAGCAAGTCTATTGTAAAATTTTTAATGGAGCAAAAGTATATAAGTGGGGTAGGAAATATCTATAAAAGTGAGTCTTTATTTTTATCTAGCATCTCACCTTTTAAAAAGATTGAAGAGCTTTCAGACGAAGATCTGACAAGGCTATACAAAGCTATTGTAAAAGTGTTAAAATCCTCTTATGAAAGTGGAGGAGCTACTATTCAATCTTATTCTGATTTGTATGCTTCTCATGGGAACTATACTAGATTTCCTTCAAATCCTAGTGAAATGGTTTCTGCGAGAGACCCATCTAGAGTAATGGTTTATGGGCAGAAAACAGATATTTATGGAAATGAGGTGCTTAAAGTTGTTTTGGATGATCAGAGGACTACTTACTACTCTCCTACTATTCAGTGCGTATAGCGCTGTCGCTGATGAAAAAGATTTAACCTGTTTAGCAAAAAATCTTTATTTTGAAGCAAGAGACCAAAGTTTTGCGGGTCAAATTGCAATATCTTTAGTGGTAATAAATCGTGTAAATGATACTAGATTTCCAAACACAATTTGTGGAGTTATCTATGAAGGACCTACAAAAGAAAGTTGGAAGACCAGAATAGATCCAACTCTTGATGCAGAAGAACGCATCTTTTACCCTGTTCGTCATAAATGCCAATTTTCTTGGTGGTGTGATGGTAAAGCAGACGAAATAAAAGACTTTAAAACATATAAAAAAATGTTAGAAGTTGCTGGTTTATTTTTAGATAAAAGAGTTCTTTTTATAGATATTACTGAGGGCTCTACTCATTATCACGCATACTATGTCGCTCCTGATTGGGGAAAAGATCATATAAGAGTGACACAAATAGATGATCATATATTTTACAGGTGGGAAAAATAATAATATTTTTTTTGACTGCCTAGTAGTAAGGTGGTAAACTCAAAACATGGAAACTACTCCTGAAACAACGCAGAATATAAATTGGCTTCATGAACGTACTCAACAAACTAAAAGTGATTTGAGTACACATGAAGCTGTTTGTGCTGAAAGATATGAACAACTTCAGAAAACCCTAGAAAAAATGGATAAAGCTATAGAGGATAATTCAAAACAAATTGCAGAACTACATAAAATGGCTACCCAAGGGCGAACATCTTTTAGAACTCTTTTGTTTGTAGGAGCGTTAATTACTGGTATAGCTACTTTTACTTATACTATACTAGGAATTTTCAACCAATCATGACAGACGTAAAAACTTTATTTAAAACTTACTTAATGGAAGACCCTCTAGATGTTTATAGAGGAGCAGATGACGATTTAAAAGTAAGTTCAATAGAATTAGTAGAAGAGAGACTAGTAGATGATATTCCTACTAGGGAAATAGGCTCTGCTAATCTTTTTCTCGCCTCTGCATTTTTATCAACTATGAATGGAATAGATCTACCAGCAAGAAGCGAAGAAGAGCTTGCTCGATCTAAAAAACTATGGTCAGAAATGGTAGAAGAACTTAAATCAGAAGGTTTTATAAGAGAAAAACCAGATAACCTTAGAGAAAGATTTACCATTGTTTGATTATTCAATTTGCGAAGAAGCATATAACATTGATTCTCCTGATGGGCGAGTTTATAAGACCCCAGCTGGAACATACCCTTCTATCACTACAATTCTTAGTGCAACCTCAGACAAATCATTCTTAGTTCGCTGGCGTAAAAAAGTTGGCGATGCAGAAGCTGATCGCGTGATGCAAGAAGCATCTGAGCGAGGTACGGCTGTGCACGATTACATAGAGCAGTATTTTAAACAAGACGATAGGGAGTTTTCTAAATACTTTTTAGAGTCTGGACTACATGAAGAACCTGTTAAGATTAGACAACCTACCCGCGCAATTATAAAAGAGTGTGAAAAAAATAATTTTATTCCGTATGCTCAAGAAATACCTCTTTGGCATCCAAAACTTAGATTTGCTGGTCGTGTTGACGGTATCGGTTTATGGAATGATACTCTTTCTATAATTGACTTTAAAACTTCCAGAAAGAAAAAATATCCTTCTACAATTAAAAACTATTATGTTCAAGCGACTGCCTATGCAGTAGCACATAACTACCTATTTCATACTGAGATAAATAACTTTGCTATTGTAATCGGCGGAGATCAAGTTGATATGCAACTTTTTGAGGGAAAAGTAGTCAACTATATACCAGAACTTAAATTTAGAGTTAAACAGTTTTATGAGTTACAAAAAAAGAACAACGAAAAGACTAATTGAACCATCTGAAAGACAAAAAGAATATTATGAATTATTAAATCATTTTGATCTAATATATTTAACAGGAGCCGCTGGAAGCGGCAAAACTTATGCGGCTTGTTCAGCTGCTTTAAAGTTTTTTGAAGATGAATTAATAGATAGAATAGTTATAACTAGACCAGTTGTTGCTACAGAAGAACTTGGTTATTTACCTGGAACTATTGAAGAAAAAGTAAATCCTTTTATAGATCCTTTGTTAGATATTTTATCTTCAATATATGATAAAAAAACAATTGAAGATATGATAAAAGATGGTGTAATTGAAGTAGCACCTCTTGCTTATATGAGGGGAAGAACTTTTAATGATACTTTTATCATTTTAGATGAGGCACAGAATACAACTATTGAGCAAATGAAAATGTTTTTAACACGATTCGGACATAATATCAAATGCTCTATTACAGGAGATATAACTCAGTCTGATTTATTTGAAGAAAATGGATTAGATTGGTCACTTAGAAGACTTAAACCCTGTAGTCTTGTATCCTCTGTTCAGTTTGAAGATGATGATGTTGTTAGAAGTAAATTAGTTAAGGAGTTAATAAAGTATTTAAGATGATAAAAAAACGTAGAAGAATTCCACTAAAAAATATTAAACAACTCTTAAGCCTTGAACTAAATGACTTTGAAAGAAAGTTTGTCACTAGTGTATTAAGGGCTCAAAAAGAATATCCTCAAGTAACAACTCGTATGTATGATTCTTTTTGGAACATATATGATAAGCATTTTTATACACTAGAATAGTAAATCCCAAAAATCATAATTGACACTATATAAAAATTTAGTTATTATTATGATATGAAAACCTACATAAAAACTTGTAAAAACTGTGGACATGAATGTCATTGCAAATCTGTAGAATGCTCAGAATGTATCAATGATGTTTGTGTTACCTGTGTTTGTGGAGAAAAAAATGCCTCTGAAAAAGGGAAAATCCCAAAAAACAATTTCAAGTAATATTAAAGAGCTTATGAAAAAACCTAGTAAAAGTAGATCAAAGGCTATCTCTACTTTAGCTAAAAATAAAGGTATTTCTAAGAAAAAAGCTCAACAAAAACAAGCTATTGCAATAGCTCTTTCAACTGCTCGAAAGAAAAGGAGAAAATAAATGGCTAAAAAGATGCCTATGAAAGGCGGTAAACCTGCTTTTTTATCAAAAGGGAAAAAAGAAGATCCAAAAAAGAAAAAAGGTAATGGGTTAACTGCTGCTCAGAAAAAACTTCCAGCTGCTCTTCAAAAAGCAATTCTTAAGAAAAAGAAGAAAAAATGAAAAAGAAAACAAAATCAAAAGTAAATCAAGCTGGTAACTACACTAAACCTACTCTTAGAAAGCAGCTATTTCAAAAAATAAAAGCAGGATCAAAAGGCGGTAGACCCGGACAATGGAGTGCTAGAAAAGCACAACTGCTTGCTGCGGAGTACAAAAAAAGGGGTGGTGGATATCGTGATTAAAGGATAATATAAAAATGTTTAGTAAACAGTGTAAAGCTCACTTAAATGACGTAGGAGAAACAGGCTTGCAGCACATGAAACAAGCCTTTAAAACAGCTATAAAACTACAATTGTTAGTTCCTGCACTACTTATACATGGTGTTGCACCACGATTTTTTACACATACTGCAACAAATACAATGAGTAAAATTCTGGAGAGAAGATATGGGTTGGATAAAAAGTAGACTAAAAGAAAGAACATCTTGGGATGGTATTATACTAATTGCTACTGGTGTAGCAATGATTATTACTCCTGTAAGTTTAATTGCTTACGGCATGATAGCTTATGGCGCATGGACTATTTGGAAATCTGAATAATGCCTAAAAAAGCATCACAAAGATCACTCGATAAATGGACAAAACAAAAATGGGGTTACTCTTCAAAAAAAGAGCAAGATAAGCCACGTGCTAAACGAGGAAGATACCTACCTAAAGCTGCATGGAGTTCTTTATCTTCTGGCGAAAAACGCGCAACTAATGCTGCAAAAAGAAAAGGATCAAAAGCAGGTAAGCAGTTCGTAAAGCAACCTAAAAAAATAGCTAAGAAAACAAGAAACTATCGCAAGTGAAAATTTATTTTGACCATGTACACGGTGAACAAAGAGATAAAGACTTTATATACTCTTTGATTAGCGCAGATTTTGACCATTCTGAATGGAATTATGCTTTTGAAAATGGATGGGCTCCTACACATGAGTTTTATCTACCTAACTTCCCAAATAAATTAGTTTGGTATCAATCTAGGCAAACTAGAATTAATATAGAAGACTACTCACCGAGTAGAAAAAGCAAACTTTTAGTTAGAGATACTCCTGTTACTTGGGAAATAAAAGAAGAAGTAAATGATATTCACAGTATATATGAGCTATATCTTCAATATTGTGAATATAAAGGTTTCAGTGATGTTGCAAGGTATGAATATATAAAACAATACTTTACTAAATCACAACCTGGATACTTTATTCATTTTTATTTAAACAACCAATTGATAGCAATAACAAAAATTTCAATATGGAATGCTTCACCCTTTGCAGAATTTTTTTGGTGGAACTATAGCGATCCAAGCCTTTCAGTCGGAAAGCTGTCTTCGTATATTGAAATACAGTTTGTTAAAAAACTACATCTTAGTTTTTTATATTTAGGTTTAGCCTATAATTCTGACTCTATTTATAAATCACTAAAGAGAGGATTTCAATGGTGGACAGGTAGATACTGGTCTAATAATATAGAAGAATTTAGATGGTTATGTGAACAAGATGATAAGATTAAAACTATAGATGATCTTTATACTCATCAATTAACCTACTTAGAAAAACTTAAATGGCATACTTAAATCATAATTTACCTTGTATAACAGCTTATATTAGAAACGAGTATCTTTATAATCATACAAAAGGCTACGGAGACTATACCCCTTGTGATATTCACTCTGTTGTTTCAATGGAAAAACGAGTACCACTTTTCGAAGCGTTCTTGGAAAACGGAGTAAACTGGACAAGAAGACCTATACACGCTTTTTGTTGGAAGAAAGATGCTCCAAAGCTACCTTTAAATATACATATGTACTGGGATTGTTTTTCGCCTTATATTGATGTACAGGTTAGAAATAGACTAGCAAATTTAAGAGGTACTTTGATAGACTACAAAGGAAATAAACATACAGGTATCTATCGCTATACACTAGACTGGGGCTGGGAAAATAAAGCAGGTAATACTGATACTAATTTTTCTGAGCATCCTGAACATAAATGTGCACATTTATTTGCTATGGATGATGGTAATTTTTTTGCCTATCCTAATAATAGAATTATTTGGCAAGATGATGCCTGGGTTTATAATCCAATTAAAGAAAACCCTGGTTACTTAATAGACCAAACAGTTTATTCTGTAGAAAATTCTAGAAATGTTTTTACAGATAACTCATACTTTACACAGTTTAACGATGAGGGCGCACCTTATCAAGGAGATTAATAATGAATGATGAACAAGTTATGGAAGCAATTGCTTCAATGAATGACGAAGAAGCTAAAACATATTTAGGACGTGCAGGGTACGGACCTTCATCTATTAAAATATTTTTAGCTGATAGAAAGGCCCCAGAACCTGTCAAAGCTCCAGAACCTGTTAAGGCTCCAGAGCCTGTTAAGGCTCCAGAACCTGTTAAGACTGCACCAAAAAAGGTGAAAAATGTTAAACCTAACACACAAAGCTAAAGAATATTTAAAAAAAATTACTGCAGAACACTCTAAACAATATGTATACTTAAGTGTTGAAGGTGGAGGGTGTTCTGGCTTTCAATATAAATGGGATTTGACTAACGACACCGATAAAGGTACACTGATAGAAGATATTTTAGTTTTAGATGAATTAGCTGAGATGTTTGTTTTAGGGTCTTCTGTAGATTATATTTCTGAACTAGGTGGATCATATCTTAAAGTAATAAATCCAAATGCTACAGCTCAGTGCGGTTGTGGTGAGAGTTTTGGAGTTTAGAGAGAGAATTTAAATGAGTTTAAGAAAAGTATTTCCTCAATTAATTGATGTCACAGGAGCTTCTGATGGCGATATTTTACAGTATATAGATGCTAATGCTAAAGTAGAGTTTGTTACCTCTTCTTCAGTTGATGGCGGTAACTCAGATGTACTTCAAGATAACCTAAATAGATTAGATGCTAATGTATCGTCTAATACTAATACTGTACAAGACAATGTTGCTTCAGCATCTTCTAATATTACTGCACTAGATGCAAGCATTGGTACTGTACAATCTAACATTGATACCTATGCTACTTATGCTAATTCAACTTTTGGGGCTGTTACAGGTTATACTTTTACAAAGTTAATAGCTGGCGGAGCAAATGTTGTAGCTAATGTAGCTACAGACACTCTTACCTTTACAGCAGGTAATAATATTACTATTAATGCTGACGCTGCATCGGACACTATTACTTTTAAAGCCTCTCTTTCTAACTCAGTAAATAACTATTTTATAGCTGATGGATCAACTAATGCTTTTACATTAACACAAGCTGCCTCTTCTAATTTAGATATTTTAGTATCTGTTGAAGGACTATTACAGTCACCTAATTTACACTATCAAGTGTCTTCAACTACCCTTACTCTCATGAATACACTTCCTATTGAAAACGGAACTGAAGTTATGGTACGTTGGATTCCTAACACTACAGAGAATACACCTGGTATTAGTACTCCTTCATCTCCCATAGTTTTAGGTTCTAGTTTTGGATATGCCTCTGCGGGACAACCCAGCAACACATATTCTGATGGTATCCAAAAGTTCTCCTTTACTTCAGACTCAAACGCTACAGATGTAGGAGAGCTGCCTATTGGACACGGAAGATCGGCAGGTGCATCATCTACAGTTTCAGGATATGTTTTTGCGGGATTTAATCCTACATCTTTCCCAACAGGTGTTGATGCAATTAGTAAATTTCCTTTCTCTTCAGATTCGGGAGGCACTGATGTAGGAGAACTATTAACTGCAGTACGTAAACCAGGAAGCACTAACTCTCCTACGCACGGTTATAGTACAGGGGGCGCAGCAAACCCTTCCTCAGTGATTCTGAGCACAATACAAAAATTTCCCTTTTCTTCTGACACAGGATCTTCAGACGTTGGAGAAATAGCCAGTAATAATGAGCTAGAATCTCCTAGTGGTACTTCTAGCTTTACTCACGGATATTTACATGGAGGACGTGATCCTAACGAATCTCCATCGAGTATAACAACTATTCAAAAGCATCCATTTTCTTCTGACTCAGGAACTACGTTAGTAGGAGATCTGACACTTGGCACATATGAAGCAGGAGCTACAGGTAGTAGTTCATCAACTCATGGATATAGAATAGGAGGTTATGGTAATACAAACAATGGCGTTGATCAAATAGAAAAATATCCGTTTTCTTCTGATACTACCTCAAGTGATGTAGGCGAACTTTCAGTAGCTAGATATGGAAATACAGGAACTCAAAGTACTCTCAATGGTTACTCTTTTGGTGGTGGGCTTGCACAAACTAATATTGATAAGTTTACTTTTTCAAGCGACGTATCAGCCACTAACGTAGCTACACTAATCGGTGGTGGAACACAGATGGCTGCGGCACAAATATAAGGTAGAACATAAGTGGCGATTAATAAGCTAAATATAGGTTTAATATCTAATACAGCTTCAGACGGTAATGAGGGTGTAACAGATCAACACGTCTTAACGTATGTTGCTGCAAATAATTCAGTAGAATTTAAAGAGCTATCTTTAACTGTAGCAGGTGTTGGTACTGTTTCATCAAATGCTGATGCAGTAAATACACAACTTACAGCTAATATAGACACTGTACAAGATAATGTTACTAGTACAGTTTCACTGCTGTCCTCATCAAATACAAATATTGATACTGTTCAAGCTAATTTAGATACTTTTGCTACTTATGCTAATACTAATTATGCAGCTGATGCTGCAAATTCTTTTAGTACAATTACAGTAGGAAGTTCTAATGTAGTAGCTACTACAACTACTGATAATGTTATATTTGCTACAGGTAACGGTATCTCCATCTTAGCTAATGCTGATTCTCAATCACTAACTTTTAGCATGTATGCAGGCGATATTAAATCTGATTACTTTACATTAGATGGTACCGCTAATACAGTTACTCTTAGTACCGACAATCGACCTGATTACACACTATATGTTACAGTAGGTGGGTTAATACAAGAGCCAGGAATTAACTACGTTGTAAACTCTACTACTCTTACACTTAATAACACTTATCCTATTTTAAACGGTACTGATGTTGAAGTACGTTATTTACCGTATACAGGAGAAATTGCAGCTGTGACGGCAGGAGGTAGTTCATCTCCTGGAATTATAGGATCTAGTTTTGGTTATGTAACGGGAGGATCACCAGCTAATAATCCAATTCAAAAATTTCCTTTCTCGTCAGATTCTTCATCTACTAACATAGGAACAACAATATTATCTCGTCAAGCTTTAGCTGGACATTCTTCTTTGACTCATGGGTACTCATCGGGAGGAAGCACAACTACTATTAGACATGAGATTGATAAATTTTCATTCACATCTGATGGAAATGCCACTGATGTAGGAGAGCTATTAACCGCTACTAAGTGGCACGGCGGTCAGTCATCTTCTTCTCATGGTTATATTTCTGGGGGTTTTCAACCTACTGTTGTAGATACTATAGGAAAATTTCCTTTCTCATCAGATACAGGTACAGCAGATGTTGGTGAATTAACACAAGCTAGGTATACAGGAGCAGCTCAGTCATCTCCCTCTCATGGCTATTATAGTGGAGGTCAATCTCCTGCTAGAGTGAATACTATTGATAAGTTTCCTTTCTCTTCAGACGCATCAGCTAGTGCTGTTGGAGACTTAACAGTGACAAAAATGTATGGTGCAGGTAATTCTTCAAGTACTCACGGGTATACATCTGGAGGTACTGATTATGTAGGTAGTCCTGCAGATACTGATACCATCGAAAAATTCTCATTCAGTAGTGATAGTAACTCTACAGATGTAGGAGAATTATTAGCAACAACTACATTAGCCGCAACACAAAATTCAACTGTTTCAGGTTATGTTTCTAACGGAACTGTAATTCAAAAGTTTCCTTTCTCTTCAGATGCAAGCGCAGCAGATGTTGGTGAACTTGTTATTGGCGTTACCCAAGCTGCCGGACAACAGGTATAAGGTAGAACGTAAATGGCAATTAATAAACTAAATATAGGTTTAATCTCAAATACAGCTTCAGACGGTAATGAAGGTGTAACAGATCAACACGTCTTAACCTATGTAGCAGCAAATAATTCAGTAGAGTTTAAAGAACTCTCATTAACTGTTGCAGGTGTTGGTACTGTTTCGTCAAATGCTGATGCAGTAAATACACAACTTACAGCTAATATAGATACTGTACAAGATAATGTTACTAGTACAATTTCATTGCTATCTTCTTCTAATACAAATATTGACACTGTTCAAGCTAACTTAGATACTTTCGCAGCTTATGCTAATACTAATTATGCAGCTGACGCTGCAAACTCTTTTAGTACAATTACAGTCGGTGACGCGAATGTAGTAGCTGCTACAGCTACAGATAACGTTATATTTGCAACTGGCAATGGTATCTCCATCTTAGCTAATGCTGATGCACAGTCATTAACCTTTAGCATGTATGCAGGTGATATTAAGTCTGATTACTTTACACTAGACGGTACTTCTAACACAGTTACTCTTAGTACGGATAATCGCCCTGAATATACACTATATGTTACAGTCGGCGGATTAATACAAGAGCCAGGAATTAACTACGTTGTAAGCTCTACTACTCTTACACTTAATAACACTTATCCTATCTTAAATGGTACTGATGTTGAAGTACGTTATTTACCATATACAGGTGAGATTGCAACTGTAGCGGCAGGTAGTTCATCTAACTTTCAAGGAACAAGTTTTGGTTACACAATGGGTCAGCATGATGGAACAGCGTCTACTGATGTCATAACAAAAACTTCTTTTACCTCAGACTCTCCAAGTGTAGATGTAGGAGAGTTAACTTATAATGGCACCAGAGGATCAGGACATCATTCTGATACCTACGGATATGTAGCAGGAGGACGACTTCCTACTAGTTCTACTGATGCAATTGAAAAAACTTCATTTTCTTCTGACTCGTCTTCTATTGATATTGCAGAACTAGCTAATAGTATTGATAATAACTCAGGAACTATGACCACGACTCATGGATATTTATTTGGAGGTTTTCAGGTGCAAGCGAGTCCTCAAGAAACGTATGGTAAATCATTTCAAAAGTTTCCTTTTTCTTCTGATTCTCCAGGATCGCAAGTAACTTCAGACTTAGGAGTCGGTACTATAAAGGGTAGAGGTGCGGGTATCGCATCACCAGATACTATGTATTTTGCGGGAGCAAGAGGTAATATCAGCCCTACAGGTACTCCCACTAGTCCTGCCATATCTCAAATATTTAAAGTGCCTGGTAGTAGTGATTCAACTGCTACAGTTACAGGAGATTTAACAGCTGGAAAATATCTTGTAGCTGGCTCTAACAGTACTGAAAATGGTTACGTGCATGGAGGTTTTCAACCTGGGCTTACTACTCCTGCTTCAGACCAAATTGAAAAATTTCCTTTTTCATCAGATACAAATGCAACAGATATTGCAGAGTTAGCTTATAGACAAGATCACACAACTGGCAGCTCTAGTACTACTCATGGGTATAATTTATCAGGTAGATATGCAGGTCCTACTGGAACACCAGCAGACCCCACATTAGATAACTCTATTCAAAAATATCCTTTTGCTAGTGATTCTCCTGCTACAGACATAGCAGAGTTTACTTCTGGTTTCAATGCTGTCGGAAATATTCAAACTTAATAGTCTTAAGTTGGATTTTATAAAAACAAATAGTAAAAAAGTTTTCATAGAAGTTAACAAATATAAGGTAGAACATAATCAGCTACTTTTGATTTCAATAGAGAGTTGGCTTCAGGCTCACAAGTTTAAAACACAACATATATTTGGTAAAGGATAAAACAATGGCAAAAGCAAAAGACGCAAAACGACTTCCAAGCGGAAAAATTAAGTATCGTGGAGAAACATTTCCAGGATTTAATAAACCAAAACGCAACACTTCTGGATCTCAACACAAACAAGTTGTGCTCGCTAAAAAAGGCGATGAGATCAAAGTAGTTCGTTTTGGGCATAAAGGTTACGGACATAACTATTCAGAATCAGCACGTAAAAGTTATATGGCTCGTAGCGCAGGCATCAAAAATAAATCGGGTCAGTTAACAAAAAATGATAAGTTTTCCGCTAACTACTGGGCGCGTAAAAAACTTTGGGCAGGCCCAGGTGGTTCTAAAAAGTCTCCCAAAAAAGGAGGACCTAGAAGATGAGCATTGAGAATAAAAACCTATTAGATCCTAATTGGGAACTTGATGAAGTTGTTAAAGAAGATTTAGTCAATCTACTTCATGAACGAGAAAAGCAACTTACACAAAAGGCAGGTCCTGGTGAAGAGTATGATTATGAAGGCTATATGGTTCGTACTCAGCTTAGACGTATGGAAGCTCAAGCCTCTGAGCTTATCAAAATGATCGAAGATGATGAACAGTTTCCTGCTTGGTTACAGTCTAAAGTAACTTTAGCATCAGAATATATGGACACAGTTTACGACTTTTATAAGTATAGTGATTATTCAATTACTTCTAATGAATCTGAAGATGATGACTAGTTAAATCAAAATTGTAATTGACAACTACTCCTGATTAGCGTATAGTAGATATACATTCTAATCAGGAGTTTTTTATGTATTTCAACAAAACAAAAACTAATTGGCGCATCTCACAGTGCTGCCAGTTTCATGATAAGCAGCTTGCAAAAAGGTATAATTTTGGAACAACCACAAAAACCTATGCGCTTAAAGAAGGTGGAAAAGAGCGTGTTCAAACAAAAGCTTTGGAGAATTGCCGTAAGTTGGCGGATGTTTTGGAAACATATTTTCCAACTCAACCAGTACATTTACGCAGTTTTCGTATCTCATCTGAGTTATTTCCTTGCTACACTCTCGACTTTACCCGTGAGTGGTATCAGGAAATTTGGGAAGATATTACAGAAATTCTCTCTAGAGCAGGAGATAGTGCACGTAAAAATGAAATACGTGTTAGTGTCCATCCTGGGCAATATACTGTTCTGGCTTCTGATAAGCCAAGTGTTGTAGAAAACTCTATTAAAGATCTAGAGTATCACGCACTATATGGCTCACTAATGGGTATTGAAGCTAAAGACTTTGTAATGAACATTCATCTTCAGGGACTATATGGAGGAACACATGAAGCTGGGATCAAACGGTTTGCTACGCACTTCCCCTATCTCTCCGACTACGCACAGCAGTGTCTCGCAGTCGAGAATGAAGATAAGCCCAACGGATACGACATTGAACATACCGTTGAACTTGCACAGAGAATTCCGATCCGCTGTACACTTGACACACACCACTATGCCTGCCATCGAATGGTTAAAACAGAAAAAGTCGCTTTCGGAGAAAAAACAGTTAATAGAAAAGTGCGAGATGTCAAACACATCTCTCATACAGACGACCTCTTTATCGAAGCAGTTAAAAGCTGGAAAAGCGTACGCCCGCTGTTCCACAAGTCTCAGTCGTTTCATCCCGAAAATCCAGACTACTGGATGAAGCCTAATGCGCATTCAGAAACATACTGGGATGAAGAACTAATGGCTCGTCATGTTCCTATGCTTCAATATGCAGATTTTGATGTAGAAGCTAAATTCAAAGAGGTTGCTGTTCAAAAGTTTTATGACTTTATTAATTCAGAGATAGAGTATTCGGGAGAAAAGCTACAGTGTCAGTAGAAAAACAATACAAGTATGAAGAAGATAGAATCATACAAGAGTTTGTTGAATATGTAAATTCTACTTACTCTCAACACTATTCAATGAATCAATTTCAAGCAACAGAGTTTATTATTGATTCAGGACATGGTGAAGGATTTTGTTTAGGCAATATCATGAAATATGCTCAACGATTTGGTAAAAAAGAGGGTAAAAATAAAAAAGATCTGTTTAAGATTATGCATTATGCTCTCTTAGCTATATATGACTTTGACCAAGAGCGACTTAAGCAAATTCAGTTTGAAACAATGAGAGCACAAAAAATAGAAGAAAATCCTGGTTGGCAGAGAGATGAGTAATTATTTATTTCAGAATGATCAAGAACCTTCTAGTATTGAACGAGAAGTAATAGCTAGGCAGTTTGTGCGTTCTTTAGAACGAGTAGATAAGTTTCAAGTAGAACAGCTATATGAAGATAGCTGGGTCGCACTGAAAGTGCGTACGCCTGGTAAGCTAAGAAAACTATTTAAAAGATTTAAAGATAAGAGATATACTCTTATTCACGATAATGAGGGGGTTTTCATTTATATAGATGAAAAAGTAACTCCAATTGATGTGCGAATGTTGATTGGGGAAATCATTTATAAGTCGAGAACCATCAATGATTCAAAACTTGATACGCTACGCAAAGCTATCGGGACAAGTTTATGGAAACTTGGAAGATATATCTATAGAGGGAGAAATAGATAAACAAACATATGATAGAAACGGTACACAGGCTGTTTCTATTGAAACACCAGACTCAATAATTATTATTTTTAGAGGTACTGAGCCCGATCAAATGGCTGATTTAGCAGCAGATTTGAAAGCTTGGCAAACCTCTTCTCATAGTGGTTTAGGAGATGTTCATACAGGATTTAAAGAAGCTTTAGATCAGATTTGGAATGCACTATCTCAATGGGTTGAAGCAAGGAGAAGTGGCAAAACTGTTATCACTTGTGGACATTCTTTAGGAGGAGCATTAGCTACTATTAGTGCAAGACGTTTCTCTGCTGATGAATGTTATACCTATGGATCACCTCGAGTCGGAGACTCAGATTGGGTTGATCATTTTAAAACAAAGCATTATAGAGTTGTAAATAATAACGATATTGTACCAAAAGTTCCACTTTATATTATGGGATTTAGACATACTTGTGAACCTATTTACTTGTCTTATACTGGAAAAATTGCTAAGATGAATAAATTTCAGAGATTTGTCGATTCAATGAGAGGTAGAATTAGAGCCTGGTCAAAGCTTCAATTATTTGATTCTGTATATGATCATAGTATGGATGAATATATCAGATTTTTACATAAAAACCTATAATGGAGGGATAGTTGTCAGATAGGGATCTAGAAAAGAAACAGAGTAAAGTTGCAAAAGAGATCAAGCCAATTGATTCAGAAGATGTCTCAGAATGTTTAGACGCGATAGTAGCTTTTTTAGGAGCAATATCAGATTCACGAGATGAGATAAACAGACGAGTAAAGTATCTAAAAGATACATACGGTCTTAACTCAACAGCAGTTAGAGCTGCAGCAAATGTTTTGTTAAAGCAAAATGAAGAAGAGTTAGACGAAAAAGAACAGCAAATCAGAGCTATTTTGAGTATCTGTAAATGACAATTGTACTAGTAACTGGAGGATTTGATCCTCTTCACTCTGGGCATATAGACTACTTTGATGACGCTAAAAAATTAGGTGATAAACTAGTAGTAGGTTTAAACAGCGATGATTGGCTTACCCGTAAAAAGGGTAGGCCTTTCATGCCTTTTGAAGAACGATATTCAGTTTTATCCTCTTTAAAAATGGTTGATGAAGTTATCTCTTTTGATGATAGTAATGATAGCGCTACTGATGCTATCAATAAAACTCTATCTATGTACCCCTCAAGTGAGTCTATAGTATTTGCCAATGGAGGGGATAGAGTACAAGGTAATATACCTGAGCTTGAACATTTTACTAATAATCTTAGGGTTATGTTCGCATTTGGTGTTGGGGGAGATAATAAAAAGAACTCTTCTAGCTGGATATTAGAAGAATGGAAAGCCCCAAAAACAATTCGAGAATGGGGCTGGTATAGAGTTTTAGAAGAACAAAAAGGCTATAAAATAAAAGAGCTAGTAATAGAGCCTAATAAAGAACTCTCTATGCAAAAACATAAATATAGAAATGAACATTGGTATGTCTTGAAAGGTTCTTGTATAATAGATAGACGATCTGGAGTTGTAGAGAATTTAAGTTTATTCGGTACTACAACTATATTCTCTGGTCAATGGCACAAAGCTATTAATGTTAAAAATGAAAGATGTCACGTTTTAGAGGTACAAACTGGCAGTATCTGTGAAGAATGGGACATTGAAAGGGATAATTCGTATGATAACAGCCCCGATCTTCCAAACTTCTACTCTCAAAAATTTACAAAAGAAGAGAGTTAAGAAAAAGGTAAAGAAGAAGAAAGCTAAGAAAAAATGACAAATGTTTATATTGGTTATGATGCTAGAGAAGACGCAGCTTGGAGAGTTTGCGTTTCTTCTCTTCTTAGGCATTCGTCAACTAATATTACAATCAAACCTTTAATACAAAAAGAACTTAGAGATAATGGTTTTTACACGAGGAAAAAAGATGATAGAGCGTCTACAGAATTTACTTATACTAGATTTATGGTTCCCTTTCTTAACCAGTATGAGGGATGGGCAATATATTGCGATTGTGATTTTCTTTGGCTTAAGGATGTTAGAGACTTAATTAGCAGCTTAGATACAAAGTTTGCCGTATATGTTGTAAAACATGACTATAAGCCTACAAATAAAACTAAAATGGACGGAAAAGAACAGTCTCAGTATCCTAGAAAAAACTGGAGTTCTTTAATAATTTGGAATTGTGCTCATCCATCTAATGCTCAACTTTCGTTAGATACAATAAACCAGGCTTCTCCATCTTACTTACATAGATTTAGCTGGCTAAATGATTTTGATATTGGAGAAATATCTTTAGAGTGGAATTGGCTCGTTGGGTGGTATCAAGAGCCACAAGATGGTACTCCACGGGCGTTACACTATACTGAGGGAGGACCTTGGTTTGATGAATATAAACAATGTGAGTATGCGGATCTGTGGTTAAAAGAATATGAACTCTTTAGAAACCATACTTTCTAGAAGCGAACATCTTAAGTCAGATATAATTTCTTATATAGGCGATAAACCTATTGTAATTGTAGGCTCTAGTAAAGATATATCTCACTTGAAAATAAACTATCCTATTGTCGTTAGATTAAACTCTAGTAGACGATGGGGAGATTGTGATATTTGGTTTAACAACTACTGTAATGGTTTAGATGAACACTATAAGTCTTCTGGTTCTAATAATGAGAAGTTTATTATTAGAGGTAATGGAGATAGAGACGGATCTAATATGATCAGAAATTATCCAGAAGAGTGGTATAATAAAACATATTTTTGGAATCCAAAATATTGGAAAGAGATGACAGAAGAGATAAATATTGATAGACCTCTTACAGGCACAATTGCAGCTTATTGGTTTTTACGCTATACAACCTCTAAAATTACGCTATTGAACTTTGATTTTTATAAAACAGTTAAAATTCATACAGTTAGAAAAATAGTACAGCCTGCACCCGTCCATAAACCAGAGCTAGATGAAGCATACTTAAAAAATAATAATAGAATAGAATGGGCTTTTGTATGATAAAAAATGCGAGTATAGAAATTAATGGTGGATGTAATTATGCTTGTCCAATGTGTCCACAAGCTACTGGAAGAGAAAAAGACTTTTTAAAAAAGATGCC